GTAAAAAGGAGAATAAAAAATAGAAAATAAGGTAGTAAAAGATAAATATAAGTTCATGGCATTTTGGAAAATTAATCAAATTAACATAACTGAACCATGACAGTAGAAAGAATGTTAGAATATTTGATATGTGATAAAATACTATCAAATAGAGTGGAAATGACAGAAGAGGAATTTTATCCTCTTTTCGAACGTAAAAAGTCACTGGAAGATGAATTTGTAAATGAATACAAATTACCAGGAAGTAATAAGAGTCTTGTGAAAGACTGATCTGACAAAGGTAATTTGAGTAAATAGTATTATGAACTCAGAATTATCTTTAAAAGAAGAAATTAATATTTATATAAATAGTGGTTTAACTCCATCTGAATTATTTATATTACGATTGTTATTTTTAGCACAAGATGGAGACACGTCTCTAATAAATAATTATATATCAAATGCAGATAATGGAAAAGAAGTATTTAAAGTAGTTTTAAAATCTTTACAAAATAAAGGTATTATACTAGCATCTTTTAAAATGCCTAAAGAAGGAGAAATCTTAAGATATACTGATATTCCAATTAATAAAAACTTTGTAAAAAAGTTTATTAGAGAGTCTAACCAAATAGGAAAAGAATTTTTTGATGCATATCCTCCTTTTATTTATATTAATGGAAAAATGGCTTCTATTAAAAATATAACTAAAGCTGGATTATTTAGTATTGATGAATTCTGTTTTTTCTATGGTAGACAATTAAAATTATCTTCTGTAAAACATGAAAGAGTAATGGAAGCTTTAGAGTATGGTAAAGAACATAATTTAATTAATTATTCTATACTAGAATTTATTGCTTCTCAAAAATGGAATGAGATTGAATATATTAGATCCTCTGGAGAAGTTGCCGGTTATCAAAATAGTGAATTACTATAATGGGAGTACATAAGTTATTAAAAAACATAGAAGACGGTAAGAGTGGCAAAAATATAGGAATTTCTATGGGATTGCCAGATGTTGATAAAGTACTATATGGTATACAAAGAAAATATATTTATACTATTGGAGCCGATACCTCAGGAGGTAAAACTAGCTTTGGTCTTGATGTATTTGTATATAATCTTATAAAGAATGCAGGAGATAAAAAGATTAATATTTTATATTATTCTTTTGAAATGGCTGCAGAAGTATTATTTGCTAAATTGCTTTCCAGACATATTTGGGATGCATACGGTAAAATTATAACATATGAAGATATTTTATCTCTTACTAGACCTATTTCTGATGAACATCTAGAAATAGTAAATCAATGTATTCCCTGGCTTAACAAAGTTGAAAAAAGTATTACTATATATGATAAACCATTAACACCAGAAGCTATTTATGGAACTTGTAAGGAATGGTTAAGAAAGTTTGGAACTTTTATTCCTATCAATGAACATAAAGAAGATTATTCTGAAAATGATGAATCAGAATATAAAGTAGCCATCATAGACCACGTAGGCTTAATTGGTGGCTCTGGAAGTAAAAAAGAAAGAATAGATAGAACTGTAGATTATTTCATTTATTTTAGAAATAAATGCGGTATGACAGGAATATTTATTCAGCAGCTTAATAGAGGACAAAAATCTATGGACCGTAAACTTAATGGATATGAGTTAGTTCAATTGGATGATTTTAAAGACACTTCTGGGACTACTGATGGTTCTGAAATTGTTATTGCTTTATATTATCCATATAGAGAAAAAATTCCAAAAGTTGAAGGATATCCTATCCAAAATATATTAAAAGATCGATTTAGACTTATACAAATTTTAAAAAATCGGTATGGTCGATCTGATGTTAGTAAAGGGGTTATTTTCCATGGAGAAATAGGTATGTTTAAAGAATTACCTAGACCTGAAGAAATATCTGATTATGATAAATATTTATTATTAGAGCAAAAAACAGATGATTTAAACACATTAGATGAAAATGAAAATGATAATGTTTTTAAATTTTAATAAATGGCTGATTTAATAGCTGTGGTAGGTGCATCTGGATCTGGAAAAAGCACCTCTTTAAGAAACTTAGATCCAGAAACTACATTTATAATTAATGTTGCTGGTAAACCTCTTCCATTTAAAGGTTTTAAAAAAAATTATAAGCAATTAGTTCAAAATCCTGAAACAAAGAAATTTGAAGGTAATTTATATAATACATCTGATGTTACAAAAATAGGTCAAGTATTAAAAATTATTGATAAAACCAGACCTGAAATAAGGACTGTTATTATAGAAGATGCTCAATACTTAATGGCATTTGAAGCAATGGATAGAGCAAGTGAGAAAAGTTACGATAAATTTACTCAGATTGCTTCTAATTTTTATTCTGTATTAAAAGAATCTATGAATATGAGAGACAACTTAAAAGTATGTGTTCTTACTCATAGTGAAAATACAGGAGACGCAATAAATCCTAGTTATAAAATAAAGACGATTGGGAAAATGTTAGATAACATGATTACCTTAGAAGGTCTTTTTACTTATGTTTTATTTACTGAACTTATAAAAGATGTAGATGGAAATGTTGAACATAAGTTTATAACTCAATCTGATGGAACTACAACTGCTAAAACACCTATGGGTTGTTTTAGTGATTTTTATATTGATAATGACTTACAATTTGTAATTGAACAAATTGATAAATATAACGAAGAAGAATGATAAGAGCAGTAACAATAACCTTTGATGTAGATACTGAAACTGGAGAAGTAACTAAAGTTAAAGCTCAAGTAGAAGGTGAAGTAAAAAGAAGAACTACAACTACTAGAAAGAAAGAAGTTGTAAAAGAGTTAGAAGATACTCCTATTATTACAAGAGAAGAGAACAGGTTAGTATTTAATAACAGAGCTATGGCTGACATGGGATTAAATGAAACATGCAGAATAGTTATTAAATATGAGAAAGAAGGTTCTAAACTTATTCCTATAATAGGAACTGATTTAGCATTTTCAGAAGAAGGTTCTGGAAATAAAATGACTAAATCTCAAACGGTTTCTTATAAAGGAAATCAAAATGTTGTATTAGCTGAATTTGGAAGTAAATTTACTATTACACCATATCAAGATGAAATTTGGAAACTTACTCCATTAGGTGAACCTGAAGTAGCAGAATCTGTAGAAGAATCTGTAAAAATTTCTTCAAAGGTAGATCCTGTACTATTAACAGATGATGAAGATACTTATGAGATAGATGAATTGACATTTAAGCTATAAATAATTTATAAATGAGTGGATTTAATTTTAACATCACTGCAGGTGCATCACAATCTACATTCAAACCACA